ATGTCAACTATGCGGCCTCAGAATTAGGCCTTGAATTGGACCGCAATGGACACTAGACACGAGATTGAAATAATGCACCCCTATTACGGTAGGGTGTGCTCTCTCGAAACGTTTGAGGCCCTGTGCAGATTTGCAGCAAATTGGGCTGAGAATTACAACGAGGATATCATGCTGAATTGGACCCATGTGAATGGCAAAAAATTTAGCTCCTGGAATAACCTGAAAAACTATCTTACAAAATGAGATTTTCATATCAAATTAACGAGCCCAAACTTGAGTTTCTTTTGAAGCGAATATGGACAGCGGAAAGTGGAGCGTTAGACCACATCAACCCTCAGACTATTATGGCTGAAATGGAGGGCAAAGACTTCCATGCTTTTAAGCCTTATGGAAATTGCACAATCACAATAGCAAGACAACGCGAAACTGTACACGGATATTCAACGTGTTTTGCTTCCGTTATTTGGCGCAAACCTGATACGCATGAATGATGTACAACGAGTGGTATTAGCCATTGAACTGTGTCAGCATTCTGACTATTTACATCAGACCAGAATTGACCGATTGGAAGAGTGTAAAAATCAAGCCTTGAACGGTGATTTTCAAGCTTGTGAAAGAAGCTTGTTATTTTATGTCAGCATGAAGTCTGTTCACGCAATTAACAGGTGTAAAATTTACACAGCTTTAAGCCGCCTTGCTGGTCTAATATGTTTGACTAAAAATGAACAGAGAATAATTTTAGAACAAGGCAAAATTGATATTGAAAATGATTAAGAAAACTATTGTTAACCTTGACGGGTTTCAAGAGCCAAAACCTTATATGACCAAGGCTGAAAAATATGGAAGAGATTGCGAGCCACAAAGCGGTGTTTCTGGTGACTGGTTTATTGGAAGCAGAGTTGTGACCGTGAGGACAAAAAAGAAACCTGGTTTTGTCATACAGATTGGCACCACCAAATCAACCGCAAAATGGATTGAAACCGTATCTTCAAAACCTTGTTCAAGCCAAAAGCTCCGCAGGGCCCTAAAGAATGGCCATAGGTGCAACGGTTTTATTGTAGAGTATAAACTAAAGCCTAAGGGCTAAATAATTCAAATATGGAGCTAAAAACAACCCGAATTGAAAGAGAAGCTTTCAACAGATTTTCAGATTTTATTATGGAGCGCGAGCACATAAGAATCTTGAAGGATAAAAATATTCCAAAACCATGGACAAAAAATGAGATTCTTAGGGGATATCATTTTACAAACGTGCGCCGTGAAGACGATGCGGTTTCAAGGTTCTTGTTCAACGAGTGGTATCCCCACTTTGCCGACCAGAACAACAATAAAAAATGGGGAGCAATTATGGTTGCTCGATTCATAAACAACCCCGATTCGTTAAGGATAATTTTGCGGGACATGAAAGCTGGAAATTACAAGGCTGCAAAATACTGTTTGAGTGAGTTGATAGGCAACAACAAAGTGATTTTTCGCTCTGCCTATTTACAACCTGAAATTAAGGGTGTAACGAGGCTGGATAAAATCTTTGATATTTTGATGCCGCAAATAATGGAAATTGATATCCCATTGACCTCTTTGGCTGAGGCTGTTAAAGCCGTCACTTCAATCAAATATTTTGGAGAATTTATTGCGGGCCAAATTGTGTTAGATGGTATTCACGTACTGGACACCTCTGGGGTACAAAACCCCTGGACCGATATTCACACATTTGCTCCCATAGGGCCTGGTAGTGTCAGGGGGTTGAACAGGCTCCGCGAAAGAGACTTGAAAAGTAAAATGAAAAGGCCTCAATACGAGACTGAAATTTCAGAGCTTCATATTTGTCCAGGCATGGCGGATTGGAGAGCCTTTGACCTGGAGCATGCACTTTGCGAATGGGACAAGTACGAAAGACTTTTGTGGGGACAGGGTTCATACAATAGAAAGAGATGACACCGCCCCCAGTATTTTTAATGAACATGGATAAACATTAGCACATGAAAAAATCACACATTCAAACTATCAATTCAGTAATGGGCATGGGCAATCTTTCGCAGCTTGCTTTGTCCAGACTTTTAGGCGTCACACCTGGTTGCGTCAACAATTGGCTATGTAGCCGCTCAAACCCTTCACGGACCAATTTGGAGGCCGTTAGGCGGCTCCAAAGGATTTTTGAGGCTAAGGATAAGGCTATGAGAGCAAAAGTGTTCCAAACAAGCCCAAAACAGTCCACGGGAGATTCAATTGCGATTCAAGCACATAAGATTGTGAATGAGAGAGCAGAGGAGAAACAACGCCAATATGGCGACTTCGGTGAGTGCATGCAGAGAGCCACAAATATTCTAAGGGCTATGACCAGAGGTATTGATTTGCCTGATAACATAATGTATCACGCTCTAGTGGCTTTGAAGCTATCACGTGAAGGACACAAACACAAGACCGACAACCTCATGGATGCTATGGCTTATATGCAAGCTCTAGAGAATTTTGAAAACAGCAAAAATGAGAATTGAGGCAGACAACGCTTCAAGTGCTTTCAAGCAGGCTTTTGACCTCGTTAAAACGATGGGCGAGCCGAATGAAAACACTTTGCGGGTCACAGGGGTAATGTTTGAAATAGTAGACCCTCTCAACTATGCAGAGGGTTGGCCCTCGTGGCGTAATTGGTCAGAGTCTTATGTCAATATTGAATGGCAGTGGTACGAGGCTGCAACTAGAAACCCTGAGATGGTTGAAAAAGTTGCTTCAATCTGGACCAAAATGAAAGACAAGTGGGGTGAGGTAAATAGCAACTATGGTTGGCAAGCTAAAAGAAAAGACCAGTGGAAACATTGTGCCTATGCAATAGCTGACTCAATGTTGACTGGTAAAGGTACACGAAAGCACGTGATAAGTATCTATGACGGGAAGGAGCGGGACTTGTACAATTATGACACTCCGTGCACAATATCTTTCACCTTCGTTTTGAGGCGTATTGAAGACAAAAAATTTAAGCTTGATATTCACACACACATGAGGTCAAACGATGTTTGGTATGGGCTCTGTAATGACTTACCAGCTTTTGCTCTGTTTCAAATGAAAATGGTGCAGAATGTTCAGAATAAAATCATGGAGAGGCACGACTATCAACCAAGCAATTTTCGCTTGTCGGTTGGCAGACATATTCACTTTGTTGACGACCTCCATTTGTATAATAATTTTATGAATCGAAAAGATGAAAACATTTGAAGATGTAATGGACGCGCAGTTGGACATTCAGCGGCGTCACCAGGGTATTGACCCAGACAGACTTTCTTTAACCGAAAGGGCTGACGAAATAATGAGACAACAGCAATACTTGTTGGACGAAATCACTGAGGTATTAACCGCGCTTGGTGGACCTTACGGAAAGGCTTCATGGAAGTCTTGGAAAGCCGACCATGAAAAGCTGCAATCTATGAAAATAAAAGACCTGCAACAACGTGAACTTCATGAGCTAGTTGAGGAGTGTGCAGACGTTGCGATTTTTGCCATGAATATCTTTTCTTTGTGTGGTGTAAAACCTAGCCAACTAATTCAAGTGATTGACAGAAAGCAAAAAGTCAATTTACAAAGATGGGAAAACGGATATTGAAAAATGCAAGCTACAAGCGTAGTCCTTTACAAGGGCAAAAAAGTGTGGGGACCTGGGACCCCTTATGCGTGCATGAATTGGTACCACACAAAAGATGGAAGACCCATGGGACAGCAGACTGATTTTAGCATTGCACAGAGGCCTCTATTGTTGGCCCCAGTGCATTTACCTATCTTAGACAAAACGGTGTTGACCACGGCAGCCAGAATGGCTAAGGTTAATCCGTTATATGGAGACATAGAGCACATGAATAAGTGCTTTAGAAACCCAGAGAATGACGAACAGAAAAACACGGCTTCAAGGTTTGCCGGTGTAATGGCGGAAATGCAAGTTTGTGATTCGCTACACGGGGTATTTACGGACAGTTACAAAACAGCATCAAGCGACAAAGGTTGGGACATGGAAATCTGTGACCTAAAAATTGATGTAAAGAGTTCCTTCTTTTACCCTGATTCGTGGATGATAAACAAGAAAAAATATGAATCGGATATTTTGCTTTTTGTTTCTGTGGATATAGAACCGAGGCAAGTTGTTTTGCGTGGGTTTTTGGAGCCAAGAGAATTGGTCTATTGTGACAGAATAAAACAAATGTGGCGGGTCACATCTTCCAAGATAAGACCCTTGAGAGAATTGTCCATTTGAAAAAACGAACGACAAAGACAGCTTAAAGCATAGCTAGCTATTTTTGCGTTGTATGAGTATTTTCACCCGCATTTTTGGTCGTAAGAAAGAAGAGCGTTCTTCAAGCGTTAATCCAGCGTTGTATTTTAATGGCCTGGGGGCAAATACTAGGTCAGGTTCAAGCATAACCCCGGACGATTCTTTGAAGCTTGCAACAGTGTACGCTTGTATAAGTAAAATTGCCCAAACAGTTGCGACCTTAAACAGGGCTGTTTACAAAACAAAATCTTCTGGTCGTGAAATGATATCGCACCCGGTTTCTGGGTTACTCACACACTACTCAGATTCTCACACGTCGGCTTTTGATTTTTGGGAAGGCATCATTTCAGATTCATTGCTTTATGGCAAGGGTTATGCTTATATTGAAAGACTGGGTACAAAGCCCACGGCTTTGGTTTACATGCCCGCTGAAAATGTTCAGGAAAGAGACGCGCCAGATGGCGGCACCGTATACAAGTATTCAGGTGATGGCACACGAGGTAGCTATAACTTTTTAGAGCAAGAAGTCATTGTCGTTTCGGCCTTCCGCGGGATAAGCCCAATTGAGTACCACAGAGAATCTTTAGGTCTGTCAAAAGCGGCTCTTGATTTTGGAGCTAGTTTCTTTGGTTCTGGTGGCAATTTAAGTGGTGTGCTTTCTGTAGATAATTCATTGACAGATGAGCAATTTATGGCACTCCAAAATGCTTGGCAAAACAAATACCATGGACGTAGTGGGCAACACGCAACGGCTATCCTAGAGCATGGGATAAAATATGACCGAATCGGTATCCCACCAGACGATGCACAATTTATTGAAACCCGCAAAATGCAGGCTTCAGAAATCGCAAGAATTTTCAATGTCCCAGCCGCTTTGGTGGGTCTTGAAACAAACGTATCTTTCAGCAATGTTGAGCAGCAAAATATATTCTTTGCTTCGTATACAATTGCACCCCTAGTAAAGAGAATTGAGAACGAGCTAAACAACAAGCTTTTCACGGAAAGAGAACGTAAAACTGTTGAGGTTGAATTTGACATGAGTTCGCTGCTTAGAGCTGACGCTGAAACGCGTTCAAATTATTACTCAACAATGATTCGTGATGGTGTTATGACCATCAACGAAGTCAGAAAAATCGAGGGGCTTAACCCGGCTGAAAACGGAGACACCCATTTTGTACCACTAAACGTTATCCCACTAGATAAAATGGAGGGCTATGGCGATAAAATTTCAACCCAATAATTATGGCAAACCACTATTTTTATGTCAAAGTTGTTTCTTGCAGAAATTCAGGAGAGCCCAACATGAGCGAGACAACCCCCTTCATAACTAAAACTTCACCTGAAATTGAAGATAGAACTTGGGAATATACCACGGTTGTAGCAGCAAGTGACGATGCCGCAGCTGCCTCAACTATGAGAGGCAGACTTGTCGCGGCGATGGCAACAGAGGCTCCTAGTAGTTTTAGGTTTGCAAAAAAATCAGGCATTGGTTCTTTGGCCACTGCTCTAGTTGCAAGCTCCGCCACCGAAACAGCTTGTCAGAATGCCGCGATAGGCCCATGGAATGAGCGTGTGGGTAAAGAAAAATTTAGATATGAAATTGGTAAATCAGTCAATTCTGCCGCGTTGGCAAAATCAACAGCTGTTGCACACAACTTAACTTAGAGAGCATAATAAAGAAATGTCGTTTTCAAACTATCCACAAAGCGCTACAAACGCAGCTAAAAAAGCTCTTAGATTCAAAGAGAAAAATGGCTCTTCTTGTGGTACCCCTGTAGGTTGGACACGTGCAAGTCAATTGTCTTCTCGAAAAGCATTAAGCTTGCAAACGGTGAAAAGGACTTTTAGCTTTTTATCTAGGGCAGAAGTTTACAATCAAGGCAAGTTTACAGATGACGACGGTAAAGAAATTTGCGGCTCAATTATGTATGCAGCATGGGGTGGAACCTCCATGCGAAGTTGGTGCAAAAAAATAATAAATGAAGAGAAGAGTATGGAAGACAATAAGGAAATAAGAATTTCAACAAACCTCGAGGTGCGCTATCAAAATAGCGACGATGGAGAGAAGCAAACTTTAAGCGGTTACGCAATCAAATTTGGTGACGTCACAACCATAGGTGACCAGTTTAGAGAGCGCGTCGATTCAACGGCTCTTGAGGGTGTTGATATGAGCAACACTTTTGCTCTGTTTAATCATGACTGGTCGACCCCTTTGGGAAGGGCTGGACGCAATATGAATTTAACTGTTGATGATGAGGGCCTTCGGGTTGACCTTGAGCTACCGCAAACAAGCACGGCTCGAGACTTGTCTGAACTGGTTAAAAATGATATTGTGGGCGGTATGAGTTTTGGCTTTACAATAGCCGAGGACACATGGTCTAGAAGTGATGAGAAAATGCCACTTAGAACAATCAATCGAATCGATAAATTGTACGAGGTGACTTTTACACCTGTGCCCGCTTATCCCACCACTGAAGTTGCTCTCCGAAGTATGGAAGCAGCAACAGCGGAAGAAGACACAAAAGAAATCCTTGCGGAGCTGAATGAAGCTCAAATGGAGGCTCAAACCCCTAACCTCGAACCTCAACAAGAGGAGAGACAACCGGAGCCAACCATGGACGTTGAAACAACCCCACAGGACAAACCCCTCGCTTTCACAAAGGTGGATGCTCTGAAATTTATTTTAGACCACCAAAAATGAGGCCGCGAGATTTTTCGAACCCCTAAAAACCCAAAGACGTGAATTCTATTGAAATCATGGACAAGCGGGATACAGCGCTAGGAGAGCTTCGCGATTTGACTAACCTCAAAAGTGCGGAGTTTACAACAGAGCAAAGTATCCAAGCATTGCAACTTCGAGACGATATTGTTTCCCTCGAGACGGAGCTTGCAAGTCAAAAAAAGAAAGAGGAAACAACCCGTTCTAATTCAACCCCAAATTCCCGTAACGAGATGAAAGATATCCATCAAAATTACTCTCTTGGAAAGGCGGTCAAAGAGCTCGCTACTGGGGGCAAATTGACAGGTCTTGAACTTGAGATGCACCAGGAGGCTCGAAATGAGTCTGCTGCCCTCGGTATTAACAACACCGGAAACCTGTCAGTTCCTAGCTTCCTTTATCGTGATAACACGGTAGGCGGTGGCGGTGGTTCAACTGCAACTGCAACGTCAGGTCAAATTGTTCCAAACATTGTTAATGAGCTTCGCCCTCAATCTGTTGTTGAGCGTTTAGGTGCAACAACTTTCCAGGCTTCTGGTTCTGTTGTCATCCCAGTTCAAACTGACCACATTGATGCGGCTGCTACAAATGAAGCAACTGCGGCAACTGAAAGCGATTTTGACATCGTAAACGTAACGCTGACACCTGAAAGAGTGGCTGCTGTTAACGAATACAGCATGCAGCTTCTTGCTCAGAACATCAACGCAATTGATGCTTTTGTTGTTCGTGATATCAATCGCGAAATGGGAATTGGAATTGACGACAAGGTTTTAACTAATCTTAAAGCTGGCTTAACAGCTGACGCAACGGCCGCTAATGAGTTTGCAATTGCAGACCTTCCTGCTCTTATGGAAGAAGATTTGTTGACTGCAAACGCGATGGTTGACGGAGCAAAATTCTTGATGCACCCTCAAGTATTACGTAATCTAAAAAGAGCAGCTTTAGACGCTGGTTCTGGTAAGTTTGCTGCAGAGGGACAAAGCATCTATGGATACCCTGCAATGGTTACAACAACTGAAATGTCGGCAACAGAAGCTATCTTCGCAGACTTCTCAGATTTGGCCGTTGCATACTGGGGCGGAATAGACGTCCTTGTGGACCCATATACGTCGGGAGCTTCTGGCTTAGTTCGAGTGATTGCAAACGCACATGTGGACGCTGCTCCACGTCGTTCTGGTTCATTCTCTTGGAGGACAGCTTTGAATAACACCGTTAACTGGAGTTAATCCTTCAGAATTTAGCTAATCAAAAAAGCCCTGGCCCGTTCGGGCTGGGGTTTTTTATTTATCAAAAAATATGAGACAAACAATTCAAGAAACCGTAACAGACAACAACATAATCACAACGCTCACAACAGCTGTTATTGAGAGCCATTTGCGCGTCACATATTCTGCTGATAGTGCTTACCTAGATTTGATTGCTTATGCTGCACAGGAAGCTGTCCAAAATGAAATAGGCGAAGTTTTTGGGTCTGCTGTTATCACTGTAACAAATAGTGAATTCGTTCGAGAATTTACATTGCCATATCCTGCAGAAAGAGTTGCGGTTAGTAGCATTAAATATTTTAACGAAAACAATACTGAAACTAGTCTCATTGGAGGAGATTGGAAGACATCAATTTCCGGATATCCGACCGTGGTGGAAATAGACCCTGATGTTAAGCCCACGTCACTCACAGAAAACAACCCTGTTGTGATGAAAATAACAGTGGCCATGCTTGCTTTAACAATACCTAAAGCATTACAACAAGCGGTGCTTTTGATGATGGGTCACATGTATGAAAACAGGGAAGCCGTTTTGAGCGGTCGAGTTGTTGAGCCTCCACTAGCTTTTAAGTATCTTTGTAATCAATACAAAAGGTCGTCTATCCGCCAGCCGTTTAATCCTGAAATGATTGTGCGATGATAGGAGCAGGTAAACTAGACAGAAAGGTCACAATACAACGCCTTGCCACGTCGGGAACAACAGGACCTGAAATTGTCACTTATCCCAACTTTGTGAATTCTAATCTTTCGCAATGGTTAATCCCTGAAATAACTGGCACACCTGTGGCAACTAAAACATGGAACTCAGAAGAATTTATGCGAATTACAGTTGTGACACCCCAGGGAACTGGGGCCAATTTGTATGCTACTTTCGGGCAAACATTAGATAAAACCTACAGACTTTCGATGAGGGTTCGAGGGCAAACATCCGGGGGGAATAATCAAGGCAGCACTTTTTACCAAATAGGTGACGCTGTTTTAACACCTTCTGAAACCATAAAGAACCCAGCTTTGACAACAGACTGGCAAGACTACGAGTTTGTAATAACTACAACAACATCGATTTTCAAGCTATATACAGCCGCCGCTACACCTGGCGATAAAATAGATTTTGACAGCATTTCGTTAAAAGAAAACGGCACTCATGATGCCTTTGGACAAAGCACTCTAGCTTGGGAAGATGTGGCTACCGTTCCATGTAGAAAGAAAGACATGCTTTCGTCCTCTTCACAAGAGGTCGAAGTTGCAGACCAACCACAAACTAAAACAGTTTCAGAATTTACAATCCGTTACAGGTCTGGCTTAACAGGAACAGAGCGCTTAAGTTTTGAGGGAGAAATATATGAACTTGTCAGAATAGCAGAGCGAGGACGCAAAAGATATCAAATGATAATTGCCTTTGCTTTAGATTCAACAATACTCGACTGATGGCTCAATTTGTAGATATGAAAATGTTTGGCCTCGCTAAGAGCCTTGAGCTTGTAAGATTGAAGGGCGGCTGGAAGACAAAACGCAGAGAACTAAACAGGGCCATGCGAAGAGCTATGAGACCTGCGTGGAATAGAATGCGGGCACGTGCTCCAAAGGGCAAAACTGGCAACCTAAAAAAGTCAATTGCAACGACTTCATGGATGACTTTCGACAGCATCAATGTGAGGACTGGACCTAGATTGAAAGGACCTCGCAAAGCCTCCTATGCGCACATCGTTGAACTTGGGTCAAAGGGTGGTGTGAGAACTATTAAAAAACCGGGCTCGAAAGGTTTCAAAATAGGTCGTAGATTCACGGATAAAATTAACCACCCAGGAACAACTGGAAAAGGCTTCATAGAATCGACCTATCAAGATTCTATAAACACCGTAGTTCCAAGAGTAATTTCAGCAATTAAAAAAACCTTTAGAATACTATAACATGCTAGACTTAGTTTACAAGCTGCTAAAAGACGACACGAATGTTGTTGGTGAAGTCAGCACTAGAATTTATCCTTATGTGAGAGAGAAGGCCACAACAATGCCAGCTATCATGATGGACTTTGTTGGAACGCAATTCAGCACCCCAAAAGAAAACACGTCAAAAGGCGACACATACCAAGTTGAAGTTTATACGTATGCAAAGACCGCAACCGTAGCAATGAGAACTGGAAACAAGGTCAGGACAGCCCTGGTCAATAAGTCTGGCGCTTATGATATGACTGGAACAGGTGGCTTCACCTATACCTTGCTTGAATCGCGTATTGTAAACATGGGAATGGAATCAGAAGAGGAGGGTAAAGTCTATATTTTAGTGCAGGTTTTCGAGTTTGTCGTGTCAATGTAGTTTTTTTTTCAATTTTTTTTCAGTCTAAAAGCCCAGCCATTGCTGGGTTTTTTAGTTTAAGGTGATTTTTTTTTCAGGTTGTTCGTCAAAGAATGAACATAGTATGCGTATCTTTACAATATCAAACGAACATTAAAAACAAGAATCATGAAATTTCAAAACGGTTACACCACACAGAATGTCAAGCGTTCAAACATTCAACCAACTGAAAACAACGACTGCGTTGTGAGAGCTATTTCAAACGCTACAAATTGCGATTATGATAAGGCTCATGGTCTTGCTGCACAACATTACAACCGCAGAAACAAAAGAGGGACAAGCACGTTGGCTGTTATCAACCGTTCTGAAGCCTTGTTTTCTGACTTGGGTTTCAAGTGTGAAGAGGTCAATCAAGTGTATGCCACAAGCACTATAAATCAATTTGTGAGACGCAATCCAAAAGGGCGCTTTTTTATACTTGTACGCTCTCACGCTCTTGCTATTGTGAATGGCGTTGTTTACGATAATTCTGACCGTACCTCAGGACGTCACAAAATTAGGTATGCTTTCAATCTTGAAGAGCGTACAAAGCGCACAGGACGCACAACATTCACCATCACGCACACAGGCACTACACACACAAACCTGACACCAAAACAGGTCCATGCGATTGTAGGAGGTAATCTTGCAAGTGTCCAAAGCATCTGCGCGAAACGTCGCCCGACGGTCTACGGTTGGAAGCTCATTGTTGAATGAGCTCCAACTAGGCAAAAATAAAAATTAGCGTTTTTTTGCATTTGATTCGTCGAAGAGTAAAGAAGTTAGTTGTATATTTGAACATCAAACAAACAGTAAAACATTTCAAACATGAAAAATTCTAAAAAATACACCAGCAGAGACCTAGCAAAAAAATTAGTTCTTAAGGACCCAGGATATAAGTATGTCTACAAGATAAACAATAGCCGCTTTGAGATATGCGAATTTAATGATTGTAAAGGGTGGTGCCTGAATGAGTACACCCTTAGTTGCTTAGGCAACATGGAGCTAGTGAGTGCCTACGGATATGAGGGCTTTCTATTGAGAGAGTGCAAGGAGATGATTCTTAACCAATGGAATGGCACAAATGGTTATACTCAAGGGATTAAATAATAAGTTTAACTGATGAGACCTGATTGGTCGAAACGTCGAGAGACGTCTTAAACAAAACCCCTAAAAAATATTCTTATGAATACTATTTTCAAAACTACTGCAGACGCAGCAAAAGCCCTCGAAGTTAAAGCTAACACATTAAGCAAGCAGCTTAAGCGAGGCAACAATGTGGTTGAGATGTTTGACCAAAAAGACCGTGAAATCAAAGTTGTGCGCAACGCAGACAAGACCGTCAAAGTTACGTTTGTTGAGGCTCCTAAGCCAAAGCGAGTTGAAGCCTTTCCTTCTCATCACGTACACACTCAAAAGTCTGACACTCGTATGAGTGCTATGATGGGTCTTGAAACAATTAGAGACGAGCGTGAAGCAGGAATTCACGTGACCACACCTGAGGGTCAAAGCTGTTTTCACAATAACACTTTAGCAGCGAAGTTTGCAGCTTGCACGTCGTCTAGAATTTCAGAGATTCGCAGAGCAGCAAAAGTCCGTCAATTAGATGACAATGGTTCATTCACTGTCCAGCTAAAAAATGGTCACACAATTTCAGCTGTTCGTGTAAATGAAATTTTCAAGCTAAGGGCTGAGTCTCGTATGTTGGCGAAAGCAAAAAAAGCTAAGGCTACAAAGTAGGTTTATTTTTCACTAGACCTAGTGAAGGGGTTCAGTTTCGGCTGAGCCCCTTTTATTTTGCTTAAAATCGCATACAAGCTCCATATCGAGTCCAATTAGAATCAGGTAGCTGTTACCACTCTAAAACTAAATAAAGCCCTTAAACAAGCCCTAAACAGTCCCTGTGACCAAGCACCGCCCCTATTCAAGCTGTGTGTTCATTTGTTTTCTTACACCCATGAAGAGACTAATGAATGTTACAGAAATGAGAAGCCTACTAACTTCAGGGGCTGACGTGTATGAAATCATGGACACGATTAACCAGAAAGCAGCGTTGTATGCTTTCGAGGTTACCATGAACGCCATACAGAAAGATGCGGAGGCCACCGCTAGAAAATTGCGTAATCGTGTAGAGGTCACCAGGAAGTTAAAGAAATCAACCAAAAAATTCATACAAATATGATGGAGCCAATAGAAGACCATGAAGGACCTGAAAGATGTTTAACTTGTGGAGGTGATGGAGAGACCGGCCCAACAGGGTGGGAGTACCCCGAATGGACCACGTGCAGAGATTGTAATGGGTCTGGAGTTGCAAGAGATGAGGACGCTGACTATGATGCCTGGAGAGATGACCAGCTAGAGGAATAAATTTTGTACGAACAAGGGAGACTTGGTTGGGTTGTCATTTGCTATTTTCGCAAAGACGTCACACCCACAAAAAACCCCCTAATCCCATGGCAACAGTACACGGAAACGCAATTGGCATCTATGTCACTGGCGTAGCTGGTGAAGTTACAGCCGACCCTCTTGACCCAGATGTGGCAGAGCTAGTAGCTTGTAGCACCAACGCAACCCTAAGCCTTTCAAACGCAACGATTGAAACGGCTTGTAAAAAAGATGCATCAGGAGTTCTTTCAGATTCTTCTGTTCGTCACACAATTCCAGGCCTACAAACCTGGAGCATGCAGGTCGAAGGCTTGGTAGAACTTTCAGTACCAGGCTCGCTAACTGCACCTAGAAACTTCCAGAGCTTATTTGAGCTTGCAAAAGACCGCACGGATATTCTAGTTGTTTTCTCTGACAGAGACACTTCAAACTATGAGTATTATGGCAAGGGCTTCATATCTTCTATTGAGGTAAGTGCTTCTGTAGATGACTTTGCAACGTATAGCTGCACGATTGAAGGAAATGGCGACATAAATTCTGCTGTTCACACTTAATCGTTGAACGTTTTCCTGTCCCCTCAAAGCCCGCTATTTTGCGGGCTTTGTAGGTAGGAAAACTTATGTAATATGCAGAACAGTATGCGAGGAGCTTTTGAGCTCGAAATCGAAGGACAGAAATTCAACTGTCATCTTAACCTTAATGCTTTCAGAATTCTCACACAGAAATTCAATGTAAAGCTAGGCGACTTGGAAAAAGCCGTTGCCGAAAACCCTCTTGAAGTCATGCCTCAAATCGCGTGGTGCGGTTGTCTCAACGCGGCAATACGAAAGCAAGAGAAATTTGAAATGGAATTTGACTATTTCGCAGCGCTCCTTTTAGATGGTCCGGAGACTGTCGAAATGTTGAGCAATAAAATGACCGAAGTTTTTGCTCCTGAAGAGGAGGCAGACACGGAGGAGGGAAACTAAATCGCCCGGGGAAAAAAGTGACCTGGGACGATTTTTATCGGGTTGCTTTGTCTTCGGGCTTGCTCCCAGAACAGTTTTGGGATATGACATTCCGAGAGGTGTCATATTTCACGTCTAGCGTTCTTGAAAATGAAAAGCTTGAATGGCGCAGGCATAGTTACTTGTTATCAATTTTGGCCAACCAAAATAGAGGCAAGGGAAAGCCCGCAATTAAGCCTGATGATTTTTATCCTTTTGAAGTTGAAAGACAAGAGGTAACAAAGGACGATATTGACGCTGTAGTGGACCACTTAAAAAACCGACGACAAAGAAAACCAAATGGCTAAACAGTCTCTCTTATCGATAGTCCTACGAGTAAAAGCTAAAGGCTTCGACGCCGCCTTGATGAGGGCGGGTAAATCACTTCAAAAATTTGGCTCAAAAGCAACGGCCGCAGGTAAGACTTTAACAGCCTCGCTCACTGCTCCACTTTTAGCCATTACGGCTATTGCTGGGAAGTCCGCTGTTGACTTTGAATTTGCCATGGCTAAGGTTGCCGCCGTCGGTGGTTTTACTGCTCAAGAAATGGGGAAACTTGAAGCACAGGCAAAAGCGCTTGGAGCTTCAACAAGCAAGTCAGCATCCGAAGTCGCGGGGCTACAACTTGAGCTATCTAAACTAGGTAAAAGCCAGGGCGAAATTGAAAGCATGACAGAAGGCATTCTGTCTCTTGGTATTGCTTTTGACGAAGACCTTGGAACTGTAGCCGCTGAGGTTGGTGCCACGCTGAACAGATTTGGCTTAGATGCAAGCTCAACAAATGGGGTTGTGGACGTATTAGCAAAAGCCTTTGGGTCATCGGCACTTGACCTAGACAAATTTGGTGCTGCAATGGCTAAGGCTGGACCAACAGCCAACGCGCTTGGGATATCCTTAGAAGACACGACCGCAGCTATTGGAATTCTGACAAACAACGGAATTGAAGCAAGCACTGCGGGAACGGCTTTGACCAAGGCAATGACAACCCTCGCAAAGAAGGGTGTGCCAGCCGAAGAGATACTAAAAACATTATTCACTGGAAGCCTTAGTGTGGCAGAAGGCTTTGAGCTCTTTGGAGATAGGGCCGGAAAAGTAATTCCAGTACTCCAACAAAACGGCGAAGAGTGGGACACTCTAAGCGAGAAACTTTACAATGCTGAGGGCGCAGCGGGAGCCGCTCGTGCAGTCTTAGAAGACACAACAAAAGGAGCTCTTGACAAAATGAAATCTGCACTTGAAGCGGCAGCTCTTTCTTTGTCAGAAATTTTACTTCCAGCAATTACCAAAGCCGCTAATTTTGTTGCGGGCTTAGCATCAAAATTTGCCTCTCTCGATTCAGAAACAAAAAAGTCAATTGTCAGGTGGGGAGCCTACGCCGCTGCAGCCGGTCCCGTCTTAATGCTTATTGGAAAATTCTCTTCAGGTATTGGGGCGCTCTTACGCATACTTCCATTGTTGACCGGCCCTATAGGTATTATTGTGGCCGTCATTGGTGCGGCTATCTTTGCAATTATTAAAAATTGGGACGATATTGTTGCCTATTTTACAGAAGGCCCAGGGGCTACCTGGCTAGACACAGCGATTCAATACGTTGAGTCTATGATAAATGGTATTATTTTTATCTTTCAAGCTGGGTCGGAAATGGTCATGGCTTTTTGGGATGCGTGGGGTTCAACCATCATAGACGTTGTGGTTGAGATGGCCAACAGCCTGATGAATATGTTTGGCTTCTTGTTTGACACGATTGGAGGTATTTTCAACACCTTCAAATATGCTTTTGAGGGCGATTGGGGCAACATGTTTAAGAGCTTAGCAAACACACTAATTTCAGCCGTACAATTTATTGTCTCTACACTTTTCGGAGCCTTCAAAATGATAGGTGGATTGGTCGATGGAATTCTTGAAAAGTTTGGTGTTGAGAGTGGGATTGTTGCAGGGTTAAAAGCTGCCGAAGACGCTTCAATTTCGTGGCTAGAAGGTATGAAGTATGAAATGGAAGAGGTGGAGAAGGGAGCCGTCTCTCTTGGCTCTGTGCTTGACGGACTTTCAAACACCTGGACAAGTCTAAGTGGTGGCGGCGGCGGAGGCGGTTCGGTTACCGCTCCAGACGGAACAGGTGGGCAAGGCGTAGGTGGTGATGGTGGGGGTGGTTTAGGCGGCGCAGAAGACCAGGAAAATTTAGAGGGATACAATGCGTTGCTTGAACAGACAAAAACCTTAGGACAGCAAGCAGGCGACACCATGGGGCAAGCCTTCGCAAGCGTGGGTGATGGAATTGCCGGGGCAATCGTTGAGGGAGAAGATTTTGGAACCGCAATGAAAGCTATTTTTAAGAATCTTTTGAGACAACTTTTAGGTCTTGCAATATCTTACGCAATAACATCGGCGCTCAGTCCATTGGCCCCTGAAAATTTAGCAACTGCAGGAAGTGCTGGAGCGGCTAAAGCTGCGGCAGCCCCTGGGTTTATTGCTTCGCTCTTTGCGGCTCTTCCAAAGTTTGCAATGGGTGGTGCTGTGACCGGTCCAACGTTAGCGATGATAGGAGAGAGGCCCGGCTCTCGTGGTGAGTTTGTAGTTCCATTTGAAAGGCTTGGACAATTCATGGACATGGCTGATGGTGGTAGCAAAAACCAAATCGTCTCTGGTCGTATTTCTTCCGGTGATATTTTTCTTTCAAATGAAACATCTGACCGCCTTGTTTCTAGGCGTCGAGTAGTAGCATAAAACATGGCAGTATTAAATTATGACGGAACCAACCTAAACTCACTTGCGAGCTCTGGGTTTTTTAGAAGATTTTATTCAGAATTTCAAGATAATTCTGGACAAGTTTGGCGCATAGAAATTTTAGACAGCACAACCACAAATGATGGTTTCAGTTTTTCGGATAGTGACCCACAATATTTTGTCTTAGGACCTGATGGTTTCACATTAACATGGGACGGCAAAAGTGATACAGCGCATTCTGCGTTTATACCCAGCAATCTGACATTTGATTTTTTGATAAACGACATCAAACTAAAACAGCTGGCTTCAGTTTTAGGTTCAACAGTCGACGAAAGATTTGCGGTGGGTTTATTTAAGCATGTTCCTAATGCTTCAAGTTCGTCAACATCAACAACAGTACAGGACCCGAACCCAACGGGTTACTGGGCTCCAGAATGGTTTGGAATTATCATTCCAGAAGACGTAAAAGTTTTAGATAATGAGCCGAATTCTTTTATGCGAATAAAAGCAAATGATGGTCTTGCTATTCTCAACAGCGTGCAATATATCGCTGACGACGGTTCACTATTTGAAAATCGTGATAGCCTTGCAAAAACAATTGCGCGTTGTCTTTCAAAAATTCCAACTTCCACGCTATGGGGTTTTAATGAATATGACGGAAGCACAACACCAAACACAGCAATCGATAATGGCGACACGGCTTTAGTCATTCCAGCTTTTTTTAGGGAGTACCTTTATCAATACTCACCGAACTATCACAAGGACACAACAAGCGGCGTAATTTCAAGCCCTGTACATTTGACCTCTGTGTTGTCTCCAACATGGTACGACCTATCATCTTCCACCGACCACTTTGGTGGAATGCTAACCACAAAAGAGGCTTTGAGTTGTGCGGGTGTTCTTAAGCATATTCTGCAGGTTTTTCAGTCTCGCTTATTTTTATCTGGTGGGTCTTGGAACTTTCAAAACCCTGGGGCTATTGTTGAAGACGCAACGCCTCAAGTTTTTGAGTGGGTTTCAAAGGCAAAAATGGTTGACGGAACGGCTCCAGAAAGTTCAACCTTAACCACTAATAAAATTGACTTTGATGACAATCTTGTTGAGCCCTTAAAAGGTCTCAATGAGAGTTATCTGTTTCCTATTTACCAAGCTCTTTCAAA